GGCGGCTCCCTGGTCGGACGCTCGCCGCCATCTACCAGCGCGCCGTGCTTATTGGCTTGCGCGCGCCCCGTTCTTGCAAGCACTGGCAGCCGCACGAAGACGCCGAGATTGTAGCGGTAGGCTGGCGGCCGGGCCGCAAGCGTGGTGGACTCAAGCGGTTGTGTGAGTCTGGGCGGCTCCCTGGTCGCACGCCCTACGCCATCGCCGCCCGCGCCGCGCGCCTTGGCGTGCGCACCAAGCCCCCCCCCCTGGACCTGCCGGCGCGGCTGCGGGAAATGCGCGCGCGGGGCCTGAGTTGGCGGGAGTGTGCCGAGGAGCTTGCCGGCGTACCGGGCGTTATTGCGTGGTGAGTAGCGGGGGCGAGCGCGCCAATTCGCGCGGGTGGCGCGGGTGGAAAGGCCACGGCAACGGCAGCTTGCAGCGCTCGGACCTTGAAGGTGTGCCCGAGCCGGTCGCTGTCGGTGAGGTGGTGCTCGACGAACCTGCGCGGGTGCTGGCCGCGGTGCGCGCGCTGCCAGCGCTCAAGTGGCATCGTCATGGCGTGCTGAAAGAAGAATGCGCAGTGTGCCTTCGCCCGCTGGGACGAGGGGCGCAGTCGGTGACGGTGAAGGTGCTGCGTTCTTGGCTGTCGTACTGCTGCGAGCGGTGCGTGATGCGAGCGCTGGGCCGCGGGACCCTGGAGCCGCCCGCTCGGCGGGCGGCGATGCAAGCTGGTGGGGTGCGGAAGGACGGACGTGTCCGGCGGACAAAACCGGGACGCTAAGCGTTACGGTAACGCCTGATGGTTACGGTAACGTGCGGCGGTTGCGGGCGGGAGTTCCAGGCGGCGCGCGCTACGCGGCGGACGTGCTCGCCCGCCTGCAAGCAGCGGGTGCACCGCGCCCGGATTCGGGCTGCTGGTGATCGGACGGCGGACCGGCGGCGGGCGGAGCGCGACCGGAAGCGGGCGGAGCGCGCCGCGGCCCGCGCCCTGCAGGCGGCCGCGCGACCGGCGGCGCCGGATCGGCCCGGCTCCCTGGTGGAGTTCGCGGAGGGGCTGATCGTCACGCAAGGCGAGCACGCGGGCGAGCGGCTGACGGTGCTACCGTGGCAAGCTGCGTGGCTCCGAGCGGTGGAGGCGATGGCCGGCGGTGAGCTGGGCCTATCGGTGCCAGCGGGAAGCGGTAAGACCACACTGGCCGCGACGGTGGCCGCGGCCGCGGTGACCGGGCCGCTGGTCCAGGCGCGCGCCGCGGTGATACTGGTGAGCGCCAGCTTCACGCAATCGCTGATCGGCTTCGACCATGTACGCGCGTTCCTGCAACCGGAGCTTGAGGCGGAGCCGGAACGGTGGCGGGTGCTGCGTTCCGAGCAAGCGGCGGTGATCGAGGACCGGCTCACCGGGGTGCAGCTCCGCGCCCGCGAAGCGAACGCGCGCACCTTGCACGGCTCCGCGCCAGCGCTGATCGTTGCCGACGAACCGGCGCAGTGGGCGCCGACACAACGCGATCAACTACACGCCGCGCTCCGCTCGCGGCTGGGCAAGATACCGGGTGCGCGCCTGCTGGCAATCGGTACGCGCCCGGACGATGCGCAGCACTGGTTCGCGCGGCTGCTGGCCCGGCCCAGTGGCACCGTGTACGCGGCTCCGGTGGAGGCTGACCCGTTCAGCCCGGAGACTTGGGCGGCGGCGAACCCGTCGCTACACCACCTGCCAGCGCTCCGCGCCGTGTACGAGCGCGAGGCGGCGGAGGCGCAGGAAGACCCGTCACTGTTGCCAGCGTTCCGAGCGCTGCGCCTGAACCTCGGCACCGCCGACCATGAGATAGCGGTACTGGTGAGCGCGGAGCAGTGGCAGGATTGCGAAGTGGACCTGCTGCCAGCGGCGCGCGGCCGTATGGTGCTGGGCTTCGACCTGAGCGGCGGCGATGCGATGGCCGCGGTGGCCGCGTACTGGCCGGGGACCGGGCGCCTGGAAGCGCTGGCGGCGTTCCCTGAGCTGCCGGACCTGGCGGAGCGCGGGCGGACGGACGGTGCCGACTACGAGACCATGCACGCGGACGGTGACCTGTTGGTGATCGGGCGGCGGGTGGTCGACGTCGCGGAGCTGGTCAACGTCGCGCTTGAGCGCTGGGGCCGGCCCGCCCGGATCATCGCAGACTACCACCATGAGCGCGAGCTACGGCAAGCGCTGGATGCTGCCGACTTCCCGCCCGCGGGGCTGGTGACCGCTTCGATGGGCGGACTCAAGGACTCACCGGGGCGGGTGCGCGACTTCCGGCGCATGGTGAAGGGCGGGCGCGTATGGTGCGCGGCCCGGCTGCTGATCCGCCAGAGCATGGCTAACGCTCGCACCGTGTCTGATTCGATGGGCGAAGAGCGGCTGATAAAGGGCGGCGTGAGCGGGCGCCGGCGCACCGCGCGCGATGACGTGGCCGTGGCAATCGCGGCTGCCGTGAGTGAGGGCGCGCGCGCGCCGAAACCGGCCCGGAGACGGCGCCACTTCATAGCATGATCGTTGCATGGCGGGGGAGAGGGCTTGCCGGCGCGCTACGGGTGGTGCCCAAGTACCACCTGGAAAATCGGAGGCACCTTACAGCGCGCCTGAGACTTGAACGGGTGGTCGAAAAACGGCGGATTCGGGCCGTGGGGACCCCTGCGAGCGATTGCCGCGGGACCGAACGCAACCGGCGGCGTGGGGGCTGTTGCGTCGCCCTTTTCGTCTCCCCTTCTCCCCCTGCGACCGGCACGGCCGGGGCTGTGTAGCTCCGCGTGGCGTGTACCCGTGGACCCCGGCTGCCGGGAGCAGCATGGCGGAGGCTCCGCCGTCGAATCCTGGACCGCGACGGGTGGCGCTGCCAGCGGTGCGGGCTTCCCGGCGTGTTGGAGGTCCACCACGCGGACGGCAACCCCGGCAACAACGCGCCGGGCAACCTGGCGACACTCTGTAAATCCTGCCATATCGACGTGCACCGTCCGCCGATGGCGCCGGAAGTGGCGGACTGGCAACGGCTGATCGACGCCACCTGAAGCGCAATTTTTTGACCTGACGAACGGCTCCGGGCGACGCTGCCTAAACATGGCAACGAGGTCGTTACGGATCGGCAAAGACCCGGTGGACTTGCAGGCGCAGCTATCCTTGCAGGACGGCATGAAGTACTTGCTGCAGCACGTCGCCGGTGAGGCGCGCTTGTACTTGAAGGAGCTACCGGACGGCGAAGCGGTGGACCGCACTCAGCCGGCGCACTTCGCGCTGGTCGGTCAGCGGTGGCCGCTGCTGCCGGAAGCCGGTCAAACGATCTGGGCGTGGTCCAATACCACGAGTATCTACGTTGTAGTCACGGAGGCCGAATAATGACGCAATCGCAAAGACTCGCGCTACGCTTGAGCGAAATACGGCAGGCGCTGAACGAGTTGAACGGGACCGAGGGGGCGCTGAGCGAAGAGCAGCGCGGCGCGTTGGACAAGCTCACCGCGGAGTATCGAGACGTGGAGACGCGGCACCGGGCCGCGATTGTCACCGAGGCGGACGAGGCCGAAGAGCGGTCCGCCGACGAAGGCGACGAGGGCGACGCCGAAGAGCGCGAGCGGCGCGAGCTGCGCGCGCGGTGCTCGCTGGGCCGCTGGTTCGAGGCCGCGATCAGCGGCAAGGCGATCAGCGGCGCGGAGGCGGAGCTGTCGCAAGCTGCCGGCGCCCGTGGTGACGTTCCGTTGGAGCTGTTCCAGCGCGAGCGCACCACGGAGACGCGCGCCGTCACCCCGGCGCCGGGCACCACGAACGAAAACCTTGCGCCGATTGTGCCGGCGCTGTTTGACCGCTCCGCGGCGGCGTGGCTCGGTATCGAAATGCCGAGCGTGCGCACCGGCGATGCAGGCTACCCGGTGCTGGCCGGCTCCCTGGCCGGTGGTCCGAAGGCGAAAAGCGCCGCCGCGGACGAAGGAGAAGGGCGCTTCGTGGTGTCGATGGCGGAGCCGCGGCGCGTTACCGGATCGTTTCGCTTCACCCGCGAGGATGCGGCCCGGCTGGTGGGCATGGAAGCCGCGCTGAGGATGAACATCGAGGCGGTGTTGGCCGATGCGCTTGACGATCAAGCGATCAACGGCAGTGGCAGCGGCGACGGCACCATAAACGGCCTGCTGAACATCCTGGCCGATCCGGGGGCACCGGCCGCTGGCGCGGAGACGTTCGCCCGGTATGTTTCCGCCGCGGCCGCGCACGTGGACGGCCTGTTTGCCGTGGACCTGGCGGGATTGCGGCAACTTGTCGGGGTGCAGAGCTACGGGCACATGGCGGGGACTTTTCGCGCTAACGAGGATTCAATGACCGCGGAAGGTTGGTTGACGAGCCGCACCGGCGGGCTTCGCACATCGCGGCGGCTCGCTGCGCCGGCTGGCAACATCCAGCAAGCAATCGTGCGCCGCGCGAACCCGCTGGGTGACCGTGTGGCCGTCATGCCGGTTTGGGATTCGCTGGAGATAATCCGCGACCAGTACACGTCCGCCCCGAAAGGCGAAATCGTGGTGACCGGGACCGTCCTGGTCGGCGACGTAGTAGTGCTCCGGCCCGGCGCGTTCCGGCAGGAGTCGTACCGGCTGGCCGCGTAATGGCGAGCACCTACTACGTCCGGCCCGGCGAATCGTTGGTGCAGGGGCGAGCGTTCGACCGGCTGCTGCGCCGCGCCGCGGAGGCGAACAAGGACCGGGAGCTGCATGTCGGTATCCTGAGCGGGCGCTATCCGCGGAGCCGCACCGTGCAGACTCCGGGCCGCGGCGGCGGCCCGGTGCGGCGCACCTACTCGGTCGCCAATCCGCCGGCTGTCGCCCAAGTGGGCTTCTTTCACGAATTCGGTATCGGTCAGCAATCGCGGCCGTTCATCGGGCCTGGCGTTCGCGCGGCGATCCCGGCGATCCGCGCCGCCGTGCCGAAGCTGATCGACCCGGGCACCATGCGAATCAACGACGCTGGGATGCAGGCGCTGGGGCTGATCGGCAAGGCCGCCGTGCAACGGGAAATCCGCAACAAGCGGGCGCCGGCGCTGTCACCGCGAACCGTGGCGATGAAGGGCAGCTCTCAGCCGCTGCTCGACCGCGGTATCCTGATGCGCTCGGTGGACTTCCGGTTCATCTGATGGAACGGCGCCGCGCGGAGTTGAGGGCCGGTCCTGGCCGCACGATCAGCGGCGTGGTCATGCCATACGGGCGTACCGCTATGGTGCGCGACGCGGCGGGCCGCGCGGTGCTGGAACGCTTCCAGCCCGGCGCGTTCCGTGAGTACCTGCGCAGCGGCGCAACCGAGCTGAACCTACAGCATGACCAGACCATCACCATCGCGCGTACCGGCGACGCTGGCCGGCTCGGCTCGCTCCGCCTGCAGGATGGGCCGGGTGAGCTGCGCATGACCGCAACCCTGCCACCTGGCCGCGCGTTCGACAAGGCGCTGGAGCTGGTGCGCGACGGCAGCACGGCGGAGGTATCGGTCGAGTTCAACTCGGTCGCGGAGCAGCGCGCCGGCGATCAACGCACCGTCACCGCGGCGGAGCTGCCAGCAATCGGGATTGTCGATGCGGGCGCCTACGGTGGCGGCGGTGCCGTGGTGGAGGTTCGTCGCGCGGGGCGTCAACTTGTCGGCGCGATCCCGTTCGTGAAGCGGCTGGCTTGCGAGTGCAGCGGCCCGGATTGTCACTTTGCCGAGTTCGCGCCCGGCTCCCTGGCGCCGGCGCCCGGATCGGACGTGCTGGCCGTGGCCGGCGACTTCTCGCGGCCGCTCGGCTCGGTCAGCCGCGGCACGGTGGAGCTGCTGCCAGCGGAGCAAGAAATGATCGTGATGGTGAACCTGAGCGACACGGCGGAGGCCCGCCGGCTGCTGGACGCATACGAGGCCGCGGGCGTGTACCTGCGCCCGTACCTGGACCGCGGCGCCGCGGAGTTCACGAAGGCCGGCGACTTGGCGCGCTACTCGCGCGCGCCAATCCGCGCGATCATCGCGGGCGCGACCGACAAGACAGAGGGATGGGAAGCGGCGAAGCTACGCGACCGGCGGAGCGCTGATCCTGCTGCCCGGCCCGATCGGAGGCGCCGCGTATGGCTGTAACCGAACCTGCCGGGTTGACCGTAGAAGACTTGGCAACCGCGATCCTGGGCCGGCCCGCCGACACCACGGAGGCCGCGAACCTCACCCGCGTGCTGGCAACCGCGGACGCGCTGGTGGAAAACTACGCGCGGGCGGCGCCGCCCGCGATCAAGCGCGAGGCGGTGACCCGATGCGCCGCCTACCTGTACCGGATTCAGCCGGGGGCGCCGAGGCAGTTGAGCACCGGCGCGGTGCAACAATCTTTGTGGATACCTCGCGGATCGTCACCGCTCCGGAGTTCCGGAGCAACCGCCCTGCTGACCCCGTGGAAGCGGCGGAGGGCGTTGTGAGCTGGTGGCCGTTCGGCAAGCGCGCCGCGCCGGTGGAGAAGCGGGCGGAGGCGGGCGGATTCACCTCCGCGGTGGTGGATGCGCTCATGGCTCGCGCCCGCGGCGGTGCATCGGTAACCACGGCGGAGGCGACGGCGGCGCTTGAGGCGGCCGCGGGCGTGTACGCTCGCGCGTTCGCGGTGGCGACGGTGACCCCGGCGACAACGAGTACGGCAGCGCTCACCCCGGCGGTGCTGGCAACCGCGGCCCGCGAAGTGATCCGGCGCGGTGAGTGTGTCGCGGTGATCGAGGTTGACCGCAACGGTGCGCGCCTGGTGCCGGCTGGATCGTGGACCGTGTACGGCAGCCCGGACCCGGCGACGTGGTGGTATCGGTGCGACCTATGGGGACCGAGCGGCAACCGCACCGTGCGCGCGCCGGCTGCCAGCGTGGTGCACTTCCGGTACTCGGTCGACCCGTCGCGGCCGTGGGCTGGTGTCGGGCCGCTCGGCTGGGCGGCGCTGACGGGCCGGCTCGCGGGTGCGCTTGAGGATGCGCTCGCGGATGAGGCCGGCGGTACGCGCGGTCACGTCCTGCCGGTGCCAAAGGGGCCGGAGGCCGCCGACGACGACGACGCGCCGGACGACCCGAACGCCGATCTACGGCGCGACTTCCAGACCATGAAGGGATCAACCGTAATGGTCGAAACCACGGCCGCCGGCTGGGGTGAGGGTGCCGAGGCCGCGCCGCGCCATGATTGGCGCCCGTCGCGTATCGGTGCCGCGCCGCCCGCGCCGCTGGTGGATCTGCGTAGCGGCTCGGTGCGCTCGGTGCTGAGCGCTTGCGGTATCCCGCCGGGGCTGTTCGAGGCGGGCGGTGACGCGGCTGGCAAGCGCGAGTGTTGGCGTATCCTGCTGCATGGTGGTATCCAGCCGCTCGCGGACCTGCTGGCCGCGGAGCTGGCCGCGAAGCTGGATGCACCGGGGCTGAGGCTCAGCTTCGACCGCCTGTTTGCCAGCGACGTGCAAGGTCGGGCGCGGGCGTTCGCCTCCATGATTGGCCGCGATCCCGCCCACCCGTTGATCCCGGTGGACGAAGCGCGCCGGCTGTCGGGGCTGTAGTGAGTGATCCAATACGGCACCTTGCGAACGCGGAGGTCGTAATCCGCCGCGCCGATGGCACCCGTAACGAGTTCGGCGAATGGGAGGGCACGCTCGCGGCCGCGGAGCCGGTGCGCGTGTACTTGGAGCCGATCAGCGACGCGGACCGGGGCCGCGAGCGGCTGCTCACCTATGAGGGCGCGCGCGTGGACGATGCGCTGCGAGTGTGGTTCTCGCCGACCGTGCAGCCGCTCAAGCTGTCGCCGGCGGATCGGGTGGAGGTCGCTGGCGCCGCCTACATGGCGGTCAAGGCGGACGCCTACCGCGGCCCGCTCAAGCACCAAGTAGCAACGCTGGTGCTGCTGCACGACAACGAGGCGGGCGGCGACGTGGCCGCGTTCACGCCACTACGGCGGGACGTGGAGCGCTGGCTCCGCGCGGCAATCGCTCGCGGGTGCGCGCTGCCAGCGGAGGACGTAATCCCGGCGCCGGACGATGGGCCGCGGCCCGCCGGACCCTACGCGGCGCTGAGGCTGGTGTCGCTGCAGTACGACCCGGAGCCGGAAGAGCGCTACGAGCTGACCCGCGAGTCTCCTACCGGGACCCGCACCACGGATCAGCTTGTCGGCGCGGTGTACGACGCGACCTGGTACCGCGGCGGAGCCGTGGATCGGGCGGCGCGCGCGCGGGCGTATCTGACCGGGCCGGGCGACAATCCGCTCAAGCGCCGCGGCGTGGTGATCCGCGACATATCCGACGCGGAGTACAAGCCGGCGGTGGTCGGCGCGCGCCATGAAGATCAAGCGGGGCTGCTGGTGCACGTGCAGTATGCGCAATCGCTGGTCACGCCAGTTGAGGGCGTCACCGAGCTTGACCTGCGTATCGTCGCCGACGCTGACGGCTCCGCGAAGCGGCGCGACTTGGTTGTTGACGCGGGTGTTGAATAATTCAACACTGACGGATCATTCAACGGGAGACGGAGCATGAGACTGTTTGGCGAGGATATGGATATGCGCACCTCAAGCGTGGTGCTGGAGTCATCGCAGTGGAGCGAGATTGACGCGCTGGCCGCGGCGGCGGGCAAGCGCTCTAATGGACGGTCGGCGGTGATCCGCGAGGCGCTGCGTGAGGGGCTGCCGCGGGTGCGGCGCAAGCTCCAGCGCGCGACCGAGTAGGCACCCGGACGCACAGCGGGCGCCGATCGGCGGTTTGGTTGACCGCCCGGCGCCCGCCGTGGTAGGGTTGCGTTATAAGCCGCCGGAGTTACGAGCTCCGAACGGCGATCACCGAGGAGTACCGTTCCCCAATGAACCGCCCATACAATCTACAACATCGGCGCATCCTGCGCAACCTGTAAGGCGACCCCCGCGCGGGGGCGCGAAGCTGCCAAATACCCCCACGACCCCGGATCGGAGGATTCAAGGCCTGGACCATTAGAGGGCGTCACACCGGTTGCTCCGGCGGCGACTACTACCAGGACATGCGGCGATCCGAGGCACGCGCACCGCGGGGGGCGAAAGACTCCATAGCGCAAGGGAGAGCTGTCGGTAGATGCACCCGTTCGACGGGCCAGCCCGGCGCCGGTGATCCCGGAGAGGCAGAAAAACATCGGCCAAGGCGCACCGGGGCGACCCGGCCGCCTGCCCGCTGGCTCCATACTGTGGCTCCATACTGAGTCATTGCCGGCTGGGTAGAGCCCGAGCAACCGCTCATGGCGCGGGGGCTTGGCCAAGCTCTGCCCGCTTCACCACCTGTCCACCACCTGAGTGCAGCATCCTTGACCGCTTCCGTTAGGGATGCTATAATCTGCCTATGCGTAATCTGTTGGAGAGGAAGCCGCGTAAGGTGCGGCTGACCGTGCATGTGACCCCGGAGGTTCGGGCGGAGCTTCAAGGGCTGGCTGACCGTACAACGGTGTCGGTCGGCGAGATAGCGCGCGGTGCTATCGACGAGGGGCTGCCGGCGATGCGATGCCACGTTGACGTAGCGACGCGGGGCGGAAAATGAAGCGCTGCCGTCCACATAACTGGAAGCTGCCGGAGGTCGGCGATGATGCGCTGGTGTGCCTTGAGTGTGGTCGGTCGCTGGACTTCGTGGCGGAGTTGACCCCGAACATGAGGGCGTCAATCGTCAACGCTGCCGAACGGTTTGGACCGGGTGGCGCGGATCAGTTCCGCGAAGCGCTACACGCGGCGCAAGGCGCGGCGCTTGAGCGATGGGAGGCACAGAGGCGGGGTGCTGTATGACCGCCGCCGACCGCCTACGGCAGTACGCGGCGGAGAACCGCGAGATTGCCGACCGGTTCATGGTCGGCGGGCATAGCGAGCTTGCCAAAGTCTATCGGGGCATTGCTGCCGAGTACGAACGTGCAGCATCGAGCGTTCCGGCTGACCGCAAGTTTGGCGGTCAGCCGGACGGCCCGGCAGAGTAGACGCATGAGTCTATGGAGATACCCGCCCCGTACCCGGTTGCAGAAGGTCGCACACTGGTGCTGGTGGAAGTGGACGGCGCGGAGGTTCGGCTAATGGGGTACAAGTACTGGCAGCCGCACGAAGACGCGGAGCTTGTAGCGGCATCCGGCGCGTATGGTGGACTCAAGCGGCTGAGTGAGTCCGGGCGGCTCCCTGGTCGGACGCTCGCCGCCATCTACCAGCGCGCCGTGCTTATTGGCTTGCGCGCGCCCCGTTCTTGCAAGCACTGGCAGCCGCACGAAGACGCCGAGATTGTAGCGGTAGGCTGGCG